GCATTCGGATCATCGTCGTGAATGCTGTCTTCTTCGTCGGGGAGCTTTCCTTTAAACTTCTGGGCATCGGGAGTGTAGTGTCCATTGGCGGATGCTGAAGCTCCGCGTGGGTATGCCATTGGAGGAGGAGCTGTCGTAGTGTTTGCCTCCAGCAACGCTTTTAATACTTCTTCTGTCAGCCAGTCATTATATTTCATCTTTAATCTCCTCGATAACTTTTGCCAAATCCAGACACGCAGGATCGGTTTTGTTCTCCGTTACATGGTAGTGGCAAATCACACCCTTGAACGAAGATGCTTTAATTACCCCTCTAATTAGTTCCCCGTTTTGGTTTGGGAACTCTAAAGGTACATTATAGAACCCGCAAAGGGATTTTAGCAACTCCTTGAGTGCATCAACCTGAACTTTGTAGAAGTCCAGATGCGCTGGGAAGGGCTTGCCATGCAAAGTGCTGGCGGGAGCAATTGGACGCTGAGGACTGTATTTGCTGGCATATTTTGTAAAGACAGCATTGCTGATTTCTATGCCGATGCTCTTCGAGTTAACTCCTCGCGCATGCCAGCCAACATGGTTGGTGTCCATGAGTTGATGGATCGTGCCATCGTTGTCGATGCAGAAATGTGCTGAGAGTCCTCTCTGTCCGAGAACCTTTGCACACTGTGCAGAGTTTAAACAGCCGTCCCAGTGCACGACAATCTTATCAATTGACTGTGCCCTGTTTCCCGCAATTGTTTTATATTGGTTCGACTTGCACATCAAGGCTCCAGGCTCAGTCCACAAAACAGTGTCTGGCCAATCAATGCGAACCTCGTGGTTGTTACAAATGATGCTTGTCTCTGGCTCAAACTCAACCTGAATTGGTTCAATGGTGAGTTCGATGTCCTCTTGGGGTTCTGAGGGTGTATAATCTGCTTTAGTGGTGAGCATCTTTTGTTTTTTGCCCATGAAAAGCCCCAGAATTGTTTGAATGATTTCAAGTAGAACTTTCATCTCTTGCTGCCTCCTCCGGAAAATCCTTATAAGCTGCGAGTTGTTTCACTGCATCATCCCATGTCCTTACCAATAACATATCCTTATAGACATTGGGGTACGACTCGACGAACTTCTCCATTACCTCTTTTTTCCACTCTCGCAGATCGTGCTCGTCTTCGTTTCTGATTCTTTTTATTGCTTCCTCCGAAACGCCGGAAGTTCGCATTGTGATGTAACCAGTTTCGAGGGACATGATTAGGCGACTGTAGACAGTCAAGGCAAACTCGATGATTTCGTTTTCCACCACATGCAAAAGCTGGCTCTTTAAGCCAAAGATAATTGCCAAGGCACTGCACACTTTGTGAAAAAACATTCCAGCAAGAAAGGCTCCGATAACATATAGTATTGTCATTTTCTACTCCATACAAAAAAGCACTGCTTTGTTATATTATATAACATTACAGTGCTTTTGTAAAGTATTAAAACAAGATTACTTGTTTAAGCGGCTGATTACTTTGGAAGTAATTTCAGCAACTAAAGCGTCAACTGCTGTAGTTTGGGATTCATTGTAGGCTTTTTCACCCTTCTTGTCTCCCCATGTTCCGTCGTCATCATCGTGCTTAAGCTCACTACCCTTTTTGGTGGTGTAGTCTTTTTCGTGAGGATGAGTTTTGGAGTCGTCGCCTGCAGAGGCGCCGGTGTCTTTAGCACCAGTCTCTTGCATCAAATCTTCTTCTGCGTCTTCCATGTCGTCAGCAGCGTCCATCATATCGTCGCCTGCGTCTGCCATGTCGTCTACAGCTGCTTCTTCTTCGTCAGAAGTAACAGTTGTTTCGATGCCAGCTTGAGTCAACAAGTCAGCCAAGTCAGCCAAAATTGCTTCAGCTCTAGCAGCCAAGTCGTCCCCACCTTCTTCAGCGGCTTCTTCTTCGGCTCCCAAATCTACCTCTGCGTCCATAGCGACTTCTGCGCCCATATCGGCAGCGGCTTCTTCGTCTTCGAGCTCGTCCTCTTGGATGTGCGCCAAGCCTTCGGCTTTGACTTCTTCCTCGACAGTCTCGTCTTCATGAATACGATCAGCAGTCATGCGGCCTTTGCCAACATCATGCCCTTCGTTTCCGGTTCGAGCGGCGGCGCCGCCTTCTTCGATGGCTTCTTCGCCTTCGGTTACAGCTTCGGCTTCTTCGTTAGTTGCCTCGGCTGCTTCTTCAACAGTTTCGGTTTCTTCGTTGATTTCTTCTTCCTCGTTCACTTGAGTTTCCAAGAAGGATTCTGAAAGTGGAGCGAGGTTAGCTAATCCCATGAAACGACGAACTGTTGATTCGTTTAAAAGTTTCTTACTCATAGTACTATTCTCCTCTTGATTGTTTTTTTAAATCGATTTTTTCAAGATATACCCTGCAAAGTGCAGAATAACTCTTATAATTAGTGTTGTTATTTGTAAAAACCCCTTTTATTTGCCAGAAACGGGTTTTTGGATTTTCTTTTTCAGCTTCTGAACTGCTGCTTTCTCGATTTGACAAACACGCACAAAACTGATACGCAAGCGTTCTCCCACTTCCCTGAGTGTTAGTCCTCCCTCGTTTTTATCGATGGCGACAAAAGAGCAGTTCAAGTCATCTTCGTAGTCAATCCAATACCGACACTCTTTATTGGGGCACGAAACATCATTTTTCTTGCAAAGAGTGGTGCACTCTCTCTCCACCGACGGGGCATCAGTGAAGATGGTACTCAAAATATCAGACATCTTCATCACCCCCGATCAAGTCGAAAATGTTTTCGATATCTTCTGGTGAGAGCCCAAAGCGTTTATCAATCTCATCTGCTTTTTCTCTCTCCTTCTTAATCATTTTTCGAGAACGCTTCGAGTCTATCTCTTTTCTCTCCTTGTAGTTCTCAATGAATGCAGTCATATTTTTTTCGTCGGCGATGAAGCCGTCAACAACAGCTCGAAAAAATTCCGTCTTTGTCATCTTCTCATATTCAAGCTTCATTATAAAATTGACGTACACGGTGTCCGTGCTATCATAATAAAGAGAAGGGTAGACTCTGCGGTTAAGCTGTCCGTACTCTTCTATCTTATCAACCATCAGACGCCTCTCTTTCTCTGAGCATCTTGTCAAAGTCTCTCACAATTGTCTGAGCCTTTGTCCAGCAGTCCGGACAATAAAGGCGCACATCATCTTCCCTGACGACGACACTCCAGCTCATCACCTGCTCTCTGTCTTGTCTGTCAAAGGGCTCTTCGCAAGCAAGGCACTCCTCTGGAATCCTGTCGAACAGCCCCATCTTCTGCTTCAAATCTTTCTTGATTTGTTTTTGCTTTTTCTTGTCCTTGATTTTGCGAACCATCAGACATTCTCCACGACGCCCAGAGTTGGCATTTGGTTTGGCTTGTGCCACGCATCGTGACGAAACACAACCACTGCAGATGGGAAAGGTGCAGGACTGGCAACACCATTGTCAACAAACTTGACACGTCCCTTTACAAAGTAAATCTCCGACGCCTTCATGACGTAGCGGTGCCAATACTTTGTATCGGTGCGGCTTGGAATGAGCATCACCACCGTGGTGTTTGGCTTTAATGATTCCTCATAACACTTCTTTACCCACTTGCCGATGTGTCGTCCATACGGAGGATTGACGAACACAGTGTGTCCTCCCCAGTTCTGAGCGAGTCCGTCGTCCTCTTCGGTGAAGTACTTGGGGCACTTCGTGTTGAGGGCATTGGCACAAGGATCCAGAGTGAATCTCCACTTCTCGCTGAGACGAGCGAAGAATGCGTCTGAGGTTTCCCAGTCCATCTTCTTGCTACTGAACAGTGCCTTGAGGTTGTTCTTTGGTTTAATAGTTGTTTCCATTTGTACCTCCATTATTGTTTCTCCTCGGATTTGTCCGTGGAGCCCAATGCACCTGCGCCTCTGTCGCTGATGGTGATAGGATACCAGTTGTACAAATCTCCAGTGTGGGTTTCAAGTGCTCGGAAGTGAACAACAGGAACCATCACAGCTTGTGCAATTTTATCTTTCGGCGCAACCGTTTGGGGCTTATTGCCGACGTTGTGCAGGTTGACAAATACTTCTCCGTCATAACCTGAGTCTACGACACATGCACCGACAAGCAAGCTTTTCTTTGCAGCAACCGAGCTGCGGTTCTTAATCTCCAGCATGTAGCCATGAGGTACTCCGAAGCGGAAGCCAGTTGGGATAACCGCACTGGTACCCGGTTCGATGGTAATCGCATCTCGCTCAGGATGTGGCAGCAAGCCAGTTGGTTCTGGATTGAAGAACAAATCCAATCCTGCATCCGATGGGTTTGCACGTTCCGGTGGTTGTGCGCTTTCTCTAACTCTAGTATATTCAATAATCATTTTTTCTCCTTAGTTGATGTCCCAACTCTTCTCTTTCTTCTTCTTTTCCCAAATGTCATTTGTCTGATTGTCTCCATATTTCTCTTTTAGGAAGTCTGAGATTCTTTCAAATGCACCCTGAACATGCTCCTTGTAATCTTCTAATTCTGATTTCGTGGCAGTGGTGTCCAATTTTTGCTTCTCCGGCTCGTAAAAGTACTTGGATACTTCCTCTTTTAAGCGCGGGGAATTCCTGATTCCCTTTCTCAAGGCATTAAAAGCAATTTCTTCTAATGTGTTTCCTTCCACGCCTAAAGAATTCTTTAGTGCGTCAACATCAGTCTTGGTTGTCTTGGCGCCGGTACTTGATTTACTCAACTTCACTTCCTTTCCAGTGTCGGTTTTGGGTTTTCCAGTTTTTTTCATCTTTTTCTCCTTAGTTGACTTCCGTCTTTTTTAGTTCTCGTAGCTGCATCCAATTAAGAACATCGAATGTGCCATCGTATGTGACGATGACATCATAGTCTTCGTCCTTGTATTTTTCCACCAACTCCAGACGTGCTTCTTCTGTCTCTTCCGCACCCCTAAGAGTTCGCCTTTCCTTTATCTTTAGCATTGTCTTGTGGATAACCACAATTGAGTTAAACTTTGCCATCTTCCTCTTCAGAGCCTTTTTTGATAAGTTGGATTTCTTTCTCCAGCAAAAAGCCCACCTTCTTTAAGATGGCAACGTTCTTGCTGTCTTGGCTCTTTTTCTGATCCGGAACATAGTCAACTGCCGAACCAAAGTTAAAGCCCTTAATAATTGTTTCAATCTCTTTTTCATCTCCTCGCTCAAGAACTGAGTCTACCTCTTCTTTGAGCTTGGCGACGCTTCTGGCATCTCTCAAGAAGGAAGTGTCTTTTCCTTCTTCCTTGGCTTTCTCAAGGCGGCGCTCTGCAATGCCGCAATACTTCTCGGAAATGTCAATACCAATGTATTGTCGTCCGTTGAGATATGCCATCTTGCAAGTTGTTCCTGAGCCATTGAAAGGATCTAACACAACATCTCCTGTCTTGCTCCAGCTGAGGATGTGATCCTCTGCAAGCTTCTCTGGAAAGATTGCCGGATGTTCGAAAGCTTCTTTGTCTTTGGTTGAGAATCCCTTGCCAGTGTTGTACTTCCAGATGTTGTTTCGTGGACTGAAGTCTGGGACTGGCTTAATCTTTCGCTCCTGCAGTTCGCCGTCTTGTCCTCGCATGCTGCCTTTACCAAAGGTGGTGTAGCCAGCCCAGCGGTTGAGCTTGTCGCAAATCAACTTGGCATGACGAGGTGCTCCGTCCTTCGTGAACACGAACATGTACTCAAAAATTTGTGAGTAGCGGTTGCCATCTTGACGCGCTGGAAAGGAGCTTCCGTTCTTCTCATAAATCATGGTGTCATGAATCTTGAAGCCAATCTCCTGAAAGTAGAGGGCTTGGCGGAATGAGCTTCCTGTCTCTCCTCCTTTGACGACTGCATCGCCCACAACCCACACGACTGTGCCTCCCGGCTTTAAGCAACGCTTGAGCTGTTGAGCAATTTGCTGGAATGGGAAAGAGTAGCCGTTGTTTTGTTCTAGCTTTTCTTTTAGTCTCTCCCGCTTAAACTTGGAGAACTCCTTCTTGTATTCTTTCTCGTCCTCGAAGTCCTCGGCAGTCTTTCCGAACTCCGCGACGAAGCCATCGGCATAGAACCGAATGTCATCGTAGGGAGGGGAAGTCACCACCAAGTCAACTGATTCTTCTGGTAGATTTGCTAGGAGTTCTACACAATCTCCGCATAAAATCTTATTCATTGAGTACTCCTTTTGCTTTTTCGAGGTATTTCGCCCTCATCGTCGTATTTTTAATACGAGGAGCAGGTGCGTAGTTGAGCATCTTGACGCCATTGATGTAGCAATCCTTTTTTGTCTGAGTGCGGAACTCAAGGACTCCATCTTTGGTGTTCAAGTGATGCAGTCGCATTGCGTAGCCTTCGTGTGGTGACTTGCTCACCTTCCCTTCGCGGTGCAAATCGTGAAAATGCTGCGGGTTTTTGGCAGCGGTTGCCAACTTCTTTCCTGCAGAAAGCATCTCTTTATTGATTTGCTCTTCCAAGTCTGTAACCAAGTTGTAGCCGATAATCTTCCAATCCCTTGGATGCAGACGTGGATAGTTTTTCTTTTTTGCCACAGAAGCCCTCTCTGCTTCTTCGCCGCGCATGGAATATACAACGTCGAGGAGGCGTTTTGTTTTTTCCTGAATCCTTGTTGCGCCGTCTCCTTTACCGATAGACAGCTCTTCCAGTGCTTTATCGCAAAAACTCATAATCTTCGGCGCGTCGTAGCCTTCTGGAATATCAATTCCTTCCCCTTTAATGTGCATAATGCGTCCTTCACGGAACTTGACTTCGGTGCCATCGCCTTCAGGGGAGTGGTTGCAGATGTCCCACCTCCCGTTGCCAGACTCATTTGTCTCAAGAACAAACATTTCCATCGCCTTAGACCACTTCCCCTTCTCGTCTTCGCTTTCCTCTAGGTATTTATCCATTTGGGAGAGAGTCTCTTCGCTGAGTATATCTCCGAGTTTGCCGCCAGCTTCGAGGATTTCATCTAAGCGACGGATTGCCTCTTCTTCTGTTGGGTTTCCATCACTCTCATAAGGTGTGAGTTTTTTAATTTTAGTCTTCATAGTAACTCCTCTATCCTAACATTCTAAAGTTGTGATAAATGCTTCTTGTTGAGAAGCCCCAGTTGGGATCATAATCAAGCTTTGCCATGTAGGGGTGATTGATGTGAACATTATCTCTACCCTCTTTTATACCCCAACACTTGATGCGTGTCAAGGCATTATTTTCATCGATGACTTCAATCACCCAATACGTCTTGCCGTTCTTTGTTTTGCGCGGCGTGACTTTGCGGGGAATGAACCATACGAGGTTCAAGTCTGGATCATAATCCGAGATTGCGGGAACAGCATAGTCCTTCAACCTGCTCTGAATCTCATCATTCACCACCAGCGACATTGGGAAAACTCCAGTTAAGTCGGTGAGGTACTCAATCTTTTCCTCGATTGAGAAGTCTCCCTCCGGAGCATAAGTCACAATGTTGTCTTCCAAATCCTTCTCTTTTCTTGGACGCTCAACTGCAACCGAACTCCAATAGTGCTTGAGTCCAGTGAAGCGTTCATCCATAAGAGAATTCAATGCCTGACTTCGGACAAGAACATCTAGCGCCTTTTTGTTGAGCTTGCTATAAACCATGTTCTCGTTAAAGAGAAAGTCCTCAATCTTGTGGAACGGACGTCCTCTGAATATCTGCTCAATGGCAGAATCGCCAAGTCCCTTTACCGAAGTGAGGGGCTGAATGAGTGCTTTGCCGTCATCAGAAATCTCCCACACTCTGCCAGAGGTGTTGACGTTGAGAGCTTCAATGGAGAAGCCCAAGTTCTTAGCAATGTTAATTGCTGCCTCCTTGCGTCCTTCTGGTTCTTTGTCCAAGAACGCTGCCACCCACTCGATGGGATAGTAGCGAAGAAGCCACGCACACTGATAAGACAGCGTAGCATAAGAGACAGCATGAGAAGCGTTGAAGCCATAGCCTGAGAAGAATTCCATCTTCTCCCACAGCTGCATAGCTTGGCGCTCGGTGATGCCCTTGTCAACACATCCATCGACGAACTTGAGGCGAATCTTCTCTAGTGTCTCCGCGCCTTTGCCAGTCCCTTTTTTGGTGAGGAGTTTTCGCAGCATGTTGCCCTCATCAAGAGAGACATCGCGTCCCAACTTGTGAGCCAGCAAAGCCAGTTGCTCCTGAAAAACAATGAAGCCGTAGGTTTCTTCGAGACACTCCTTGATGATTGGGTGTCCATATTCAATCTCCTCCGGATTGGCTTTTGCCTTGGTGTACTTCTTTGCGACACCAGCAGACAATGGCCCTGGACGATAGATTGCGGTGATGGCTGCCAAGTCAACCAAGTTGTTTGGCTTGACTTCCTTGCAGAAATTCTGTGCGCCATGCTGGGTGAACTGGAAGATGCCAGCCCACTTTCCTTTGTGAAAAACCTTCTTCCACACAGACTCATCACCGAAGTCAATCACATTCGGATCAAGATGTTTATCATAATACTTTTTGATGTCCTCGAAAGTTGGCTCTGTGATGCCCTCTTTGCGAATGAGGATGTGCCGGATGGCTCCTTCAATCATGCGAAGCGAAGCGAGCCCCAAAATATCAAACTTAATGAAGCCCATTGGCTCCAAGTGTCGCACGTTCTGTCCCTCGCTCCACGGAGTCTGGCGGACACCACCGGATGCGATGAGAGGCATATGTTTATCCAAGTCCTCACCCACAAGAACACCACCTGCGTGGCGTGAGCAAGAACGAACACTGCCGAAGATACGCAAGACGTGTGTCTTGACGTGAGGATACTTGGCGAGAAAACCCTTGAGGCTCTCTGAGTATTCCATCACCTCCTCGAAGGTGGGAGTGTAGACACCAGCGGCGATGCCGTTTGCTTCCTTTGCTTTTGGAAGAGCCTCGCTCATCATGCGGCTCGTCACTCGGTTTACTTCCGAGAAATCGATGCTGTAAAATTTCGAGATGTCCTTGATGAGAGAGCGCAGCTGCAGTGTATTCCAATTGGAAATAGGAACCACCACGTTGTCTCCCCACTCATCGATGAGCATATCTTTGAGAGCCATCGGATCGCCGACATCATAATCGATATCGGGATAATCCACAGCATCTTTGCGGAGGAATCTCTCGAACTGAAGATTGTACTTGATGGGATCAATCTGAGTAATCTCAAGACAATATGCAATGAGGGAACCTGCAGCTGAACCACGCCCTGCGCCAACGAGTTGAACCTGTTGAGCCTTGTCGGAAATAGCCTTCATCGTCAGAAAATACGTGCTAAAGCCGCGAGAACTAATTACGTCAAACTCCTGCTCAAGACGCTCCTCGTACTGCTTGTTGCCCGTAAGCTCTCGACTTCTCAGCCCTTCTTGGGCGTAAGCCCAAAGTGCCTCGTCTGCAGTCATGTCCTCTGGAATCACGAACTCTGGCAATCGGACTGTGTTGTCGGGGAAGAACTTCTCAACCTTGTCGTGAGCAATCTGGTATGTTCGCTCGACACTATCAATCATGAGCTGCTCATCATACTCAACGTCGCTAGGAAACACGGGCGTGTCTCGTTCGCGGTAAATCCAATTATCTGGGTTGGAGTATTTGCGGATTGCCTCCACCATCTCATCACCATTTTTGGGATAGAGCTCGCAGCGAGTCTCGTCGATGGTATCAGGCAATGTAGCCTCTTCAAGTCCTGTGCGGAGCCAGCCGAGCTTCTTGTACAACTCCCTGTCTTTCCACACTTCCCTGTTGGGGTAGTGGCTATCAGAGGTGGACACCAGCTCAATGTCAAGCTCTCCACAAACCTTGATGACAAACTTGTTAATGGCGTGTTGATCTGGGATGGCGTTCCACTGAATCTCTCCGTAGAAATTGCCTCCGAAGATTTCCTTAAAGCGAGTGGCAGTTTTACGCATGGCTTCGAGGACAGCTTCTTCGCCCTGCTCTCTATTCTTCCAGTAGTCACTGGCAAAGACGCCGCCCATGCATGCGCTACACACAATAATACCCTCGCGGTGTTCTGCTAATGTATCAAAGTCAATGCGAGGGTATCTGTAAAAATTTTCGGGCGTGTATGATTTGGAAATCATCTCAAAAAGGTTGCTTAAGCCTTTTTGATTAGCGGCAATAAGAACAAGATGACTACGACGAGAAAGAATGTCTTTGACAGCACTCTTACTAGCTTCTTCGTCCTCGACGGTTGTCCCTGTTGCTTCGGCATCTTTTTTGGCCCTTTTCTTATCTAGTGTCGCCGCTTCCTTTTCTTCATGCCATTCTTTCAAAGAGGGCACAAAATATGCTTCGCAACCATAGATCGGCTTGAAGTCCTTGCCTTGGGAGTGCATCTTCTTTGCGTGAAGCACTTGATATGCGAGCCCGTTCATGTTGCCATGATCTGTCAGAGCCAGTGCATCCATGCCATTATTGTAGGCAGATTCCATGTGCTCCTGTGGATATCCAAGGGCATCGAACGGTGAGCCTGCCACACTGTGGGCATGCAGTCCAACGTATTTTACTTTCGGTGTTTCTCGCTTAACTTCTGTCATTTTTTCTCCTGAATTTTTCTGTAGCATCTTCTTATTATAGTCGAAAACCATCTAGTTGTCAACCTATTTTCTTTAATCTATATCCCGCAACCCAAACTTCTTTTCCGTCCGAGCAAAAGCCAACACGGAGTGCCTGATTGGGAACCGATTCAATTACCTGCAGGATGAGTCCGATGTCATGATCGGGGAGTGAGTAGTCCACTGGCTTCGTCATCTCCACCAAGTCACCAACCTTAAATTTTTCCAACCTACTCATCTATCTTCTCTATCTGTCCTGAGTGGACATAGTAGCTTCTGTTGTCATAAAACACCTTAACGTAGCATGTGGCATGTGAGGCGTCCTCCAATACAATTCCTGGGAACACATCAAACTTCAACTCCTCGGCTCCCAGATCGTGGGGAATGTGAACCCTCACTAAATCACCCGTCTTGAGTGGGCTAGTTCTCTGCACCAACGAGTCGGTAAGAGCGTTGAGCCTCCGTCTTTTGGAACGTGACGATACCATTGGCATTCTCTATGTGTTTCTGAACTTCATCTTCTGAAGCCAGGTAGTCTCTATAGTTATCCCATGTGTCAATCTGGTGATACCAAGGGACTTCAATTTCTGTTGGCTCATCCATTATAACAGACTTAAAAATTTCGTCAAGCTCTGTTTTATATTTTCTTACTTCTCTCCTCGCATAAACGAACACATCCCTGTCGAACGTGAATGCGGTGTGAAGCCCATCTGCTACGGACTTGCCTTGATGTGTAATGATATAAGATTTGTTGGAGCGCAGCATGTTCCTCTTCTTTCGCAAGATGTCAGCGTTGTAAACTCCATAAGGAAACGAGACAAAGTACTTATCGGGGATGAGCCACTTGCTAACCCGAAAGGACATGCGGAAGGAGGTGATGGCGCCAACGAGGGCGCTCCAGCCAAGAGACTCTCGGCGTTCGAAATCAACTGGCTTCAGTTTGACATAATAAATTGGGATGCGCCGGATGTTATCTTTCTGGATGGAGCGAGGGTTCTTTGCAATCCTGTCAATCTCTACGGGATCATGAACCCAATCGCCAAGTCGATGGCGGATGAGAGGAGTGGTTCCCTCTTTGCAGACAACCCAGATGGTGCTGACACCTGCACAAGCACACTCATAGACTGCATGCTCGATCGCAAGATAGTCCTGTGCCACTGGCATGAGTGAATCGTGCCAAGGCATATTAAAATCAAGTTCGGCTCCCGTTACTGGGACGATACCCGCAAGATGAAAGTCGCCTACTGCGTACTTCCCTCTTTTAGATTTCCTCTTCTCTCGAAGAATCCGAACTCCTTCTAGGTTCTCCTTCTCCATCTATCTTTCCTAATCGATACTCCAAATATCTATTATACACTCTCGACTCACCTTTGTCAATTCCTGAAAACTTGATGCTGTCGGTGTCCTCGTACTCGTTCTTGTGGAGGATGTAGCTTTCGCGATAACCAATCTCAACTTTCAATGAAAGGTACGCTGGCTTTCCGTTGTATGCTTGGGTGCCGTTTCTAGATCCTCTTATTCCGGCTTCCTTCATCATCTCTCTGGCTTTCAGTAGTGCATATGATTCTGAGTAGTTGTTGTCTTTTAATTGTTCGCCTGTCATTATTGATAGGGCGCATGCGTCCTTGATGCTGTCTCTCTTGCCTGCAATGCGCTCGTTAGGGTAGAACATCAGCTTCTTAACAAAGCTGCTCTCCGAGTCGGTGAGGAACTCATATGGGTGTCTCCCTCCTCGCTTGACGTATATCCAGTCAAGTACGAGATATTCCTTCTTCGCCTCTTTTGTTGGAAGCGGCAACCCGTCGACTGCCATGTCATCAATGATGTGGACTGTCTCGTAGGAGAAGGGAATCACTCTTGAATTGTCTGTAAAGCATTTTATTTCTTTCTCCTCGGAATTGAGCCGAACAGAGGTGAGTCCGTGGGAAACAGGCAGCTGTCCCGAAAGGGACATCTTAAATGCTAAATCTTCCCACTTAGCGAGGGAGTTAGGGCGGAAAAAGTGCGGCTTTTGAGGAATGCATAGCAGAGGGTAGCCAGAAGAATAAGCGAATTCTAGAGCCTCTAAGCTACCTCCTACAATGATGTTTTCATATTTGTGTGTGTGTTGTTTCAAGTCTCACCAGAAAATATTAAACAGGCTAACCAGCAGCGTTGCAAATCCTTGAGCAACCATGCTTACAGCGCCAACCAAAGACATAAGAAAGTAGTATATCGGATCAGATGTCTCTGGTACGAAAACGATGGAAATCAAACAAATCACCGGAATTACTAGGGTGAAGACGACTCCCAGAAATCTAAATGGGGAAAAATTATCCATAGAAGAGCGAGCGAATGAGAGAACCAGCTCTCAGTAAAACTCAACTCGTCCGTGGACAAATTTTCTCCTAAGCTTTTAGAGTCTTACTTCGCACAATACATAATTTGCTTGAAGTAAATAGTGGGTATTACCATCAAGGGTAACTTCCCTAACCATATTCGGCTCTGCAACAACGAGAGAGCCCTCTTGGATCTCGTTTTTAACAGAATCGTGTACGCTGAGGACTTTTGCAACTACATAGTCCTTCTGTTTTTGGTAGTCCACTGGGAGGAGGACATGAGGCTTCTCTACCTCTTCTTCCTCCACCAGTTCAACCAAAATATGTTTGTTCTTTGGAAAGATTTTCATCAAACACTTCTCCCTACTGTCTCGTAGAAATCCATCAACTGGTCCAAATCAACATCATCTTTAATCATCTTGTATGCCTTCATTGCCATCTTGATTTCTTCCTTGTTGAGCCAGCCGTTTTCGACATAATTTGTCTTCAGGGCTTTTTTCTGCTCCTTGAAGGGCTCAAGAGCTTCGTCAATAGAGGCTACCGACTTGATGTAATCAACAATGCGCTCTTCTTTAGTTACTTTTGTTTCATTATTATCTGTAGTCATGTTTACTCCTTTAACCACATTTAGCATAGCCGCAATGAGTGCAAGTTACGCACCCATCTTGGTAAATCAAACCTTCTGATTCACAACTTGGGCATCTTTTATCCGAGGCTCTTTCGCCATCAGAAATGTATTTTTTTAACACCCTCGACAAAACCTTGTTGAAGGAGGTGAAGTCGGTATCCTGATCCTTTTGCATCTGCTCAACCACAAACTTCACGTTCGCACCGTGGCGCAGAGAAAGAGAAATCATGCGAGTCATAATCGCATTGTTTGGGTTATCGAAGATATTGATAATATCGTTAATAACCAGCTGATCGTCTCCCTCACCAAGAACCAAATCGTAAATCGATCTGGTTGTTTTGCGTGGGTGCTTAACTATTATACCATGAGTGTACTTGTTTGGCAAGGTAATTTTTGAAGAAAGTCCGGCGAAAAGCTCATAGGGCTTCCCCTCAAGCAAGCCAATAAGCGCCACCCACTTCTCGCCCTTGATGGTGGGGCGATGAATTTCACACTCAACAAGCTCTGGGCGTTCTGCAGCATCTCTCTGGATAAATCCCTCGTCCTTGGTTGGCTCTGCAACCAACACGCCAGTTCGGGAGCCATCAACATAGACGGTGATTCCCTTGAGTCCACGCTTCCAGCCCTCTTTATAGAGTTCGCCTACCACCTCTGGCTTGGTGCCAGCTGGTAAATTGATGGTAGAAGAGATTGCGTGGTCAATGTGTTTCTGAATTGTCTCCTGAATCTCTACTCGGCGGAGCCAGTCAATCTGATCAGACTCCACAAAAAAGTCTGGTATTTCGTCGGACATCTCTCCTGTGTGGAAATCATTCTCTTCTCTCCACTCCTGTACATTATGGTGAAACACCTTATATTCCTGCCACTTATCGCCAACGTCGTCAACAAAGTCAACTTTGGTTTCTGTGTCGTTGTGACTAATCTTGCGGCGTCGAGTATAGAAGTTTCTAAACACTGGCTCCAAACCGGAGCTTGTCTGGCTCATAATTGATACGGAGCCAGTCGGTGCGTTTGTGAGGATGGAAATATTTCTTCTTCCATGTTTCTTTATCATCTCCCTGATTTCTTCTGGGAGGGATTTAATGAAGGCGTTGTCCTTCTCCAGCTGCCAAGAGAAGTGCGGGAAAGCTCCTCGCTCTTTTGCAAGATTGCAAGACTCGCGGTATGCTTCCACCTTGAGGGTGTTGTAAATCATATCAATGACGCCCAGTGCTTCATCGCTGTCATAGCGCAAGCGCAGACATGCAAGAGTGTCAGCCAGTCCGTGAGTGCCAAGTCCTGTGCGTCTGCCGTTTTTGGCGGCATCGCGCAGCTTGCGCCAGAGAGCCTTTTCATCCTTGGTATCGCAGGAGTCAATGATAGACTCAATCTTCTCAATCTCCAGCTCCACCAAGTCATCAGAAAGACGCATAGCATCTCGGACAGTGTTACCAAAGTCATCGAAATCAAACGATGCCCTGTCGGTGAAAGGATCCCTGACGAAATTTTTAAGGTTAACGGAAATGAGGCGACAACTATCGTATGCAGAAAGAGGAATCTCAGCACACGGATTTGTACAGATTGTCTTGTAGGCTGGATACTCGTGCGCTGGCAAGTTCTTGGTGATGTTGTCCCACATCAAGATGCCAGGTTCTGCCGTATGGGTTGCTGACTCTACAATCTTTTGCCAGACATCGGCGGCGCGAACCTCTTTGGAAATTTTGGGGCGCTTTCTGCCAATGGGATAGCTGAGAGTGAAATTCTCATCGTCCTCAACAGCTTGCATGAAATCGTCGCTAATCTTCACTGAGACATTTGCGCCTGTCACCTTCGTCAAGTCATGCTTCATCGTGATGAACTTCTCGATGTCAGGGTGGCGGACATCCATCGTAATCATGAGGGCGCCACGTCTACCGTTTTGCCCTACCATGCGACACACATAAGAATAGAAGTCAGCAAAGGACCATGCACCAGTGGTGGTTCCCGCACTATTGCTGACAGGAGCGCCTTCGGGACGGAGTTCCGAAATATCTAGTCCAACACCACAACGACGCTTAAAGAGGTTTGCCAAGTCTTTGCCTGAATCGACAATGGAGGAGATGTTATCTTTGGGCGAATCGACAACAACACAGTTCGAGAGAGACACGTTGACGAAGTTGTTCCCGATGCCATACATGGGTGATCCCTGTGGCACGATTTTCTTAAAGCCCTTGATGCTGTCGAAGATGTTTTCTTTTGTTAGCTTGTTGCCATTAAACTTATCTTCAATCCTTGCAAACTCGCCAGCAAGCCGAATATGCATGTCGTTGGGGTTTGTTTCCCGGAAGTCACCCTCCTTATCTCGTAGGGCATATTTCGTTATGAATACGTTCGTGGCTAAATCATCTCCATCGAAATACTCTTTCGTCTCGCGGGTTACGGTTTCAACTTTTGACATGTCTCTCTCCTTCTTAGTCATGATAACCTTATTTTCGACTTTCTTTAAATTCTTTATACTTTTCTTTTAACTTTTCTCTTTGTTCCTTCGCTGTCACTACTGCAATGGAACCTGGAGTATCGCCCTGATAGGGTAAAACTTTCAATTCGATGTTTCTCGTATCCATATACATTGGGTAGACAAGTCCGTCCGGTCCGTTGCGGTTTTTGGCAACGAACATGCGAGCGGTATTTGCAACCTTGTCTTCTGCGGTGCGAGAGATGGAGCAAATAAAATCTGCGACAAAACACTTATTAAATGCCTCGCTAATTGACTCCATTGTGATAACTTCTGCGTTCAAGCCGGATCTGTTTGTCTGAGAAGCTGTCCACACTGGGCACTCATATTCCTGAGCGATTCCTCTCATTTCCTCATAGATTGATTCCAACTCGTTTCTCTTTTCTTTCTGCGTAGATACGGGACGTAACAAGTCTCCATAATCCACTAGAATCATGTCGATGGGAACTTCACGCTTGCGAAGTTTCTCCAAGTGACTCCTCAAAGTCTGCGTCGATGCCGACTTCGTAGGGTACTCTTTAACTATCAAGCCACCGGACATATCTTTGATTTTTTCGTAAATCTCATCCTTCAAACCATGCAGTGCGTTAAGTCCAAAGCCAGTGATGCAGGAATCATACCGACTAGCAACCACTGTATCTTGAAGCTCCAAGGTGTAGTGGATTACATTCAACCCTTGCTTAATTGCTTGTGTTCCCAAGTGAACCAGAGCCATTGATTTGCCTGCACCAGTGGGTGCCACAACAACGCCAAGCTCACCTTTGCCAAGCCCACCTTTGAGAAGGTTGTCTGTCTCTTCCCATCCGGTTGTCACGGGGTTTCTTGCTTTGAGTTCGAATCTCCTGTCGAAGTCGAGAACATAGTCATATCCGAAGTCTGTGTCGGTGCCAAGCTTGAGGGCGTCGTCGAGGGTGCTCTTAATTTTCTCGAAAGAATTATCCTTGAGCAGCTCAACGCTTTTAATCATCGCCTCTTTAAGCTTCTGCTTCTTGCAGAATTCAAGGGCGTTCTCTTTTACATACTCTGCATCTCTGAGTTCCTCAACCGAAGAGCAGAGACGAACAAAGAACTCCCTCACTTGCTTCCTTACAAGCTCATTCTCTTCTTCAAGTTCTGTCCGAAGAATAGTTTCGACAATCGATCGGGTGGGGTGAGTTCCGTATTTCGTCTTATATGCAAAAATGCGCTGATTAAACACCTGCAGATACTTCGTCTCGAAAAAGCCAACGTCCATGACTTCTCCAATCTGATCGGAAAATTGCCTGTCATCCAAAATGAGCTGCGTAAGCTTTTCCTGGAAGGATTTTCCATAGTGTGCGAATGTTGGTGTATCTTTTTGCATATTAGCGTTTTTCCTCGATTATAAATCTTTTCATAAGTGCATATAAATCATCAAACTTTACAGTCGGAAAGCCATCCTTGACTGTCATTGCCACTACTTCTGTCTTCTGAAATTCGAATTCCATGTCCTCAATCGCTGTCTTGATTTCTCGGACGGCTTGGTAGGAAAGGTTTGGTGAGGATAGTTGCATCATTTTGTGGTTCTTCATAATAATATCTCGGCTCTCTAATATCTTATCATATATTTTTATTTTGCCAAGGTTTTTCTCACAATAATTAAAAATATCCTGCAAGGAATATTCTCCGTCCTCCGCAAGAAACGGGAACCTCTTTCCCACCGTCTTAATTCCAACACCTGCAACGCCTGGAAGGTTGTCTGATTTGTCTCCCTCCATCGTTCGAGCATACACAAAGTTGGCAGGATGGACGCCATACTCCTCTAGCAGATCCTTCTGCCTAATCACCTCGAACTTGCCCTTTTCACGAGGACGATAAACCACGGTGCTTTGGGCGTCGTCTGTTGCGGAGACACACTGATAGAAGTCCTTGTCGGTTGAGGCTATTATCTTGAGCCAGTCTTCAAAGTGTCCCATCTGGTTAATATAAGAAACAACATCGTCTGCCTCGAAGCCATCTATGCGGATTTGGTGGATGGGCATACAATTGAGATAACTAATCAGCCTCTCGTATTGCCAGCCTCTGTTTTCCATCTGCTGCTCTTCCGTAAGTTGTCCACGGGCGAAGCGGTTCAGGCGAACAGGCTTGCGTCCAAACTTATATTCTTTTACTATTTTTCGTTTTCGGGCGCTTCCGCCTTCGCCATCCCAGACAACAACAATCTTGTCCGGATTGGTGTTTCGGGCTATCTTCTGCAAAGATGCAAGAAAGCCACGCAAGCCACCAATCGGATCGCCATTGTCATTAACGCTTGGGTTAGCAATATAATTGCGGACATAGATATTCAGCCCGTCTACTATTAGAAGTCTTTTCATGTTCTGGTTCCTTTGAGGTGTTATTGGCTTTCTTCGCCATCACGCTCTATATCATAGAACTCAGAAGCATCTCCCTGTCGCTCGGCAAACTTAAGAACAACTTCGGATTCGAAAATGTCCATTACGCTTGCCTTGAATTTCTCATCCTGCATCTTGTCGAGCCACATTTTGGACTGGAACTTTTCTTCTTTTCCGTCACTGTGAATGAGGGTATACCATGCTCCTGCGTTTTTCAACCGATCGGAGCCACGGATTGCCTCGAAGATAGATTCCTCGTTTTGGATTCTCACTTCGTCTCCCCAAAGGATTTTGAAGAAACACTCTCTACCTTCTGAGCCAAAGCGGGACTTCTTAATCTTAGCCTTCACTTCCGAACCAATGCGGAAGTTATTTTCGTCATAGATGTAAGATGCCTTGGACTTTCTGCCCGTAAGGTAAATTCGCAAAGATGCTGCATATTGCATGCTTTTGCCACCGGGTGTCACGAAAGGATCAATCATTGCCGATACGTGATCGCCAGGGCGTGGGATGTTTGTCTTGAGCTGGTTCAAGACTAGGAAAGTGCTGTCTGATTCGTTGAGAGGGATTGTGAGCTTCTGCATCGCTTTTGATAAGATGCGAGCTTTCATCGCCATTGAATCTTGAGGGTTAAAAGAGGTGGCATTGTCCGACTCTGTGGGAGTGTTTGCGAGACTGTCCCAGATGAACACGACACCAGTATTGCCCTCATTTAAGATAGTTTCCACTGTTTCTAGCATATTCTCGACGGAAGTGGGTGTAACCCTCAGAAAATTTTCTTCATCAACTCCTGCCTTACGCAAGAAGTCAAAATCCATCGCTGCCTCTGAATCAAAGTAAACTACGCTGAAGCCTTTAGCGTTTGCATTAGCTGCAACCTGTGCTGCCATATAAGATTTGCCGGAGGCTTCAAGTCCTGCAATCTCTGTAATTCTTCCAACTGGAATTCCTGCCACTTTGCCACGGCAAATAATGCCATCGAGCCAAGTGCAGCCTGTGGGTATCCAATCGGTGACTTGGGAGGGGTTGCTCCCATGCATTGTTTGGGCAACTGTCATTCCCATTTTCTTATTAAGAACCGTTGCGATTCCTTTGACGCCAAGTTTCCCCGGCTTTGCTTTCATACTTTTTAAATTTGTTGCCACTGTGATACCTCGTTTAATTAAAAATGGAGCGGGAGACGAGCTTCGAACTCGCAACATTCAGCTTGGAAGGCTGACACTCTACCAATTGAGTTACTCCCGCAAAAGAGTTGCCCCCGCTGGGCGGGGGCTGCTCAAACTAAGCGTTTAACAAATCGTTGAAAGACTTGTCAACACTTGAAGCTGCGTTGTTAGCAGCAAACTTGGCTGTCTCAGAAGAGTCGCCCTCGGCGGAGGAGTCATCGGAAAGATACTCATCCATGTAGCCTTGAACCTCTGCTGTTGTCTTCTTCTCAAAAAGAGCATCGATGTCTGGAATGCTGTCCAAAATCTCTTTACAAGCTTCTGGAGTTGCCTCAACACAAACAGGGGAAGTAGAACGCTTTGGCGTCAACTTTGTTTGTGGGAAGGACTGACCGGGTGCTTTGCCATAATGCAAATCCAAGTCAGTTCCTGCTTCGATGTCGGTGATGTCACCGTACTCAGGGTTCAACACGAGGTTAAGCAAGGTTTCATAAGCCATCTTGCCATAGCCCCAGATTTTCACGCCCAAGTTCTCTTCGCCGCGAACCAACACGGGTGAGAAAAATCGCTGACGAGCGGTGAGCTCTCGTGCCATTTTTACGCTATCGTCATCGCCTGCTTTATAAAGCTTGCTGGCGAAATCGCAAACTGGACAAGATTCGCCAAAGTTCTTCTTTGGACATAAAAATCCAGAATTACTTCCGACGTTGTAATGAAAAAAGTAATCCTTGAAGGGATCACCATCTTTTGTGGTAACAATCCGAATGGTTTGGCTGCCATCAGAGGGGCGCCAAAAAGAGGAAGAACCTCCAGAACCCTTAGATTGTAATTGGGTTAAACGCTCACGCATTTTGCTCATATCAATTGCCATATTAGTATCTCCTGTTATAGTCACCAGGGCAAATATCCCCTGATGCTGGTTTGTTGTTAGTATTGTACCACGGATCAGAAACGCTGTCAAGCACTTTCTTCCTGTCCCTGAATCACAGCCGAAGACTGGATACAAAAGACGTGTGGCTCTTCATAGGTTGTGGAATACACCCTATAGGAAGTTCGTTGTTGTCCTTCACGCTGAGAATCTATTAAATCCTTCAATTTCGTGAGGAGTTTGTTGTCATTTCTTAATTCATCTTCATTAATTCCGCAATAATACATGCGTTCTTTGATTTCCTCTAAGTCAAAGAATTTCTTCTCTTTTGCCTCGTCTAAAGAAATCATGCTAATTGTCATGATGCGAGACCAGTTGACTGCATCGGAGTCAACACTCAAGACTGGCTCTGAATGTTCGAAGTAGTTGATGAGGTTTAGGGAAGAGACAATGTATTGGTAGAGGGTTTCCTTATATCCGATAATCGGGACATCTCCCATAGCCTCTTCGACTTTGGGGATGTTAAAGAGAAGGATTTTGGAAATGGCTCCAGAACGTGCATACTCCTGCAGAACATTAAAGACTACTTTCTCACTCTTCTTGGTTTCCTCGTTGAGAGCTGACATGTCCGGCTGGATATAAACCACCGTTGTTGACCACGGGCGTGTGTGTTCCAGAACCCGCAAAGAGGCAAGTGCTGTTTGTTCGCCACCATTGACGAGAAGAATGCTTCTCCCTGTCAAGTCTTTAAAGAAGTGCTTCATTGCGGGGCAATTGGCTTCATATTTTTCGGGAGTCTTTTCTTTCTTAAGTCCCCGCGATCGTTTGGTTTTCGGCAAACCAATTCCTATTTTATAGATTTCATAAGTGTTGTGTTTGGCAAACTCATCTGCCAAATCGCAGCCCATTTCGCCGAGTCCAATAATGTTTATCATTCTCTCTCCCGCAGATCTATTATAACGCAGATCGGGTTAAATGTTAAAGTCTTTAAGTGCGCCAAAATTCTTTCCGGCGGCAACCGATGCCTTGAAATTGCCAAGCTTGGTGTCAGCAAAAATCTTGAAAATCTCTTTAATTTCGGCTCGTTCATCGTGCGCCAAATCGATTACAACAGAGTCATGAAGGCAGAATTTAATGAAGCTTTTTTTTCCTTTTAGGAGATCTCGTATCGCCAACATTCTGTCAAAAACCAGATCTGCTGTAGTGCTTTGAACGAGATAATTCATTGCGTGGTGTTCATCTGCCTCTAATTCTCTGCCAAATGGCGTCGTCACGATGCCTTTTTCGGGATCATAATGTTTACTTAGAACCTTTTCTCTTGCGTACATCTGCGAAAGCTTTTCTCCAATATCGGATGTCTTCGAGCCATAAAGCCACGATATGACGGACTTTTTTGCTTCGTCTCTCGATACGCCTAGAATGTCTGAATTCCATTTATGAATATCCTCGGTGGGCTGCTCCTTTCCTGCGAGAGCCAAAAGTGTTCTCAGTTCGGCTGCGTTATAATCAAGCTCCAGTATCCAATCGTTCGTAGGCTCGACGACACAGCGGAATTCCTTGTCTAAATTAAGTATCGGGAAGGAGTTCTTTTTTACCGAAAGTCTGCCAGTCTTGGTTTTGAAGGCATCATAAGAAACAAAGTCATATTTCTTTCCTTTCCTCAGATCGTTGGCAAAATCCCTTGCTCGCTTGATGTGCAACTTTCGTTCTAAGGAGGCGACATTAAGCTTTATTTTTTGTCCCTCGATTTCGTTAAGCAGAGAGAGGAGCCCCTTCATGAAATCGTAATTTTGGGGCTTTTCTACCGTTTTAAAAACATGTTTAATGATTTCTGTCTTGAGGTAGCAATACTGGGTGAGATATTGCAGTGGAATCAAGTCGAAAACGCAGTTTTCGCCCAAATTTACTTTTGCTTCCTGAAAGGAATTGCGATAAGCAGACATTCGCTTGATGATGGTGTCCCACTCGTCCTTGAGTTCGGGTGGGCAAAGTTCATCAAGGGATGAGCCCTGAGCATAAATGTATGCAAACTCTGCCTCGTCTGCAGCGATGGAGCTGAGAGATGGTGTGGGCTTCCAAGTGTGTGTCAGTTGTGCGGGGAGATTATCGAAGTGTAATTCGCCTTCGTTAAATACTCCCACACACTCTTTCTTGTCGTCGAGTGTGACGAAACATGTCATGTGTCACCTAAAATCTAAAAGTTGGCTTTCCAGTAAACTCTGATACCTTTAAGGGATCAATCCTCTTATTAATATACACCAAAGCTTCCTTCATGTCAACATATTTATTTACTCCCGCAACTTCGTCGACGAAATCATCGAATTCCTTTTGCGTAAAGTTCTTGTTTGCTTCGCGAACCTTGAGAAAACAAAAAGCGCGTAACCAGAAAGGTTTACCCATGTAATCCATCATCTCCTCAAGGCTTGTAAACTTGTTGGGATCAAAATTATCTCGGTATTTAACCGTGTGGGAAGTTTTACCATCCTTATAACAGACGCGCACATACTCAGACTCTGGCGGGAAGGTGTTGAAGTAGACTGCATTGACAAGCTTCACAAACTCATTAAACTCGGCGACGAGAGGGCTGAAATATGCCTGATTAAAGAAGTCTACAATATTTGCATAATTGCGGCGCTTCATATAACGCTGCATGGGTTCGGATGTCAAATTTACCACAAGGCGCCACGGTGCATGCCTGTCAAGAATAAATCCGTGGTTTTGGGCTTCTTGAAAAAACACCGGAAAATTAACATCCTTCATGTATGTAGAGTAGCTAGTGTCGTCGTTGCCGTACTGTTCGCTGTTGATGTCTATTGCCAAGCCAGATGGAAAAATGCTGCTTTGGCGAGATATATAATATTGAGAAAAGCTCACAGGAAAAGAAGGTGTTGCGAGCGCAATGAAATCTAAAAAGTCTGTAGTAAAGCTTTCAAAATCCACTATATTATCAACATGCTCCATCTTGGGAACATACGCGGCGGAGTATGCCTTTGAAACATCCTTTAAGTAAAGAGAGTATTCTCTTTGCCAGTTTGAGTCTCGCGGAGTGACATCGAGGTTTGAATATGGTGTCCCTCTTTTTAGTGTTCCCGCTTCTTTTCTTTCTGCGAGCCTGTTGGACAAATCCTCCAGTGCGTCCACCACAAAATCAAATGTATATGCCTTTCCCATGTACGCTTTTAAGAAGCTTAAGCGCGGGACGATAATTTCATTTTCCAAATTTATCTTTCCGTAAAGGGGCTTTTTGTGCAAATCAATAAAACCTAGATTTGGCGTTGTAAGTTCTAGTCCGTCGACTACCT